AGTTTTTAAGTAGTGAATCAGGACAGAAAATAATGATTTCACATCGTGTTACTTCACCGATCTTATTTGGTATTAAAGATAATACAGGTTTAGGAAATAACGCTAATGAAATGGAGAGTGCATTTAATGAACTAATGATAAATGTAATAGCACCTAAGAAAGAGGTTATTCTCGATGCCTTAATGGAAATATTTAGCGATAACGGTATTGTTATAGACTTAGATTTTTCACCACTTAGAAAACCATCAGCACAAGCTACAACTTTAAGCGCACAAGTACAATGTAACCACGATCACACAGACGATATGTTTGCTGATGCTTTATTAGAATTAGGCGATCAAATAGACCTAAACGAATGGGAAGCAATAGACCAAAGCGAGTACAATGTAGATTCTAACATCACAGAAACGGCTTTAAATATGTCATCCTTACAATTAGCCTATGCTCCGAGTGCATTTGCAGAACGTACAAGCGAACAAGATACTAAGTTGTTCAAGATTAGATACGAATATAAAGGCAGTATGTCACCAGAAAGAGCATTTTGTCGTAAAATGATGAGCGCAAATCTACTTTTTAGAAAAGAAGATATAGAATTAGCTAGTAAAAAAGGTGTTAATAAAGGTTTTGGTCCTTATGGTGCTGATACTTATAACCTTTTTCTATACAAGGGTGGTGTCAACTGCAAGCATTTTTGGCAAAGAAGTATCTTTTTAAAGAAAAATAACGACAGATTAACGGCAAAACAAGCGCAAAAGATGCTAAACGACCTTGATCCAAGCCTTAGAAAAGAAGCAAAATTCGAGGAAAACCCTATAGAGGTTGCTAAATGGACTTATGATTTACCTAATCGTGGAGCTTTACAATAATATACTATGGAATTACTACTATTAAATGATTTAGATATTACTGAAAACACGCCTTTGGGGGGTAATATTGATGTGGATAAATTTAGGTTTTGTATAGCTGATGCACAATTGTCTAAACTAGAGGAAATATTGGGGGAAACTTTGTATGAAAGGATTAAGTCTGACTATAAAACAGACACTTTAAGCGGTAATTACGAAATATTATACACTAAGTATGTTAAACCTTTTTTAATTCATCAAAGCGCAGTAGAATACTTATTAGTGGGTGCTTATATGGTTGCTAATGGGGGTATATTTAAAAATACACCGCAAAACGGTACAGCAGTAGAGAAAAACGAGGTTGATTTCTTAGTACAAAACCAAAGAAGCAAGGCAGAAATGTATCAACAACGATTGGAAAAGTTTTTAACTAGAAATGTAATACCAGAGTACTACACTTACACGCAATCAACAATAGTACAAGCGCAAAGGCAAAGTTACGGAGGTTGGTATTTTGGTCAATCTAGCCATACAAATATTACAAATAAATCACAAAACGACTATGATAGAGACTTCCCGAACGGATAAAGTAGATCACGTTAAAGTAGAGAAACTAATTAAGAAGATAGAGATTTATCTAAGTACTAAAGAAAAAGAAAAGAAATGGCAGAGCAAATAATAAATATAGGAACTACTGCTAACGATGGTACAGGCGATACTTTAAGAGAATCACAAAGAAAATCTAAAGAGAATTTTGCAGAGTTGTACTCTTTATCAGGTGGTGCTGTTAATATTGATGGTAAAGAAGATAAAACCAATAAACAAAACGACCTTACAGCAGACGTAACTAATTTAAAATACCCAACTGTTACAGCGGTTAATACGGGATTAGCAACTAAACAAAACACTCTTACTAATCCTATTACAGGAACAGGAACAACAAACTTTTTACCAAAGTTTACGGGAGCAAGTACGCTTGGAAATAGTATATTAAGTGATAGTGGAGGTATTTTAAACGTTTCGGGGTCGGGAGTATTCTCTTCAAGTGTTACGGCAAATGGGGTTAATGCTAGTAATGGGCTTTTGAATTCACAAAATAGGCTTTTGCTTACAGGTAGTAACCCTTTATCATCTTGGATATCTAGTGCTATTACTTCGGGTTATGACGCTACTACATCACAGGGATTTTTAAACGCAGATGGTTCATTACTTTTAGCTACAAATGGAGTAAGTCGTTTAACTTTAAATTCAACAGGTGCTACATTCGCTTCAAGTGTTACAGCAAACAGTTTAGCAATTACAACAGCACCTTTAACTTCATCGGGAACACCTCCAATATTAACTTATAACGCAGCCACAAAGGCTATTGAAAGCGTGCCTTATAATAACATAGCAGCATCAGCAAACTCTATTTTATTAACAGGGAATCAAAGTTTCACAGGGGTTAAAAGTAGTACTGTAACAGGGGGTAATACAAATGCAATGTCATTTATTAATGAATCAAATATTGCGGGTTCACAAGCTATTAATATTAACGTATCAAACACAGGTTCAGTAAACGCTAAAAGAGGAATAACTATAACAAACAATAACGTTGGAACAGATTCAGGAGGTAGTCAAGGTGCATACATAGAAAACAATAGCAGTGGCACAGGTATTCAAATTAAGAACCTATCAAACGGTTTAGCTCTTGACTTAAATAATGGAGGAGCAGGCACAGGCGATTTATTAAATGCGGGGGGAACGGTAACAAGAATAAATTCAACAGGTAAACTAATAACAACAGCTACACCAACATCCGCAACAGATGTTACAAATAAAACTTATGTAGATAGCAAATCATTATACAACAACTTATCTATATCAACTAATAGAACAGTTACAATAGCTGATTTTGTAAATACAAACGAGTTAATAATATTTGCTAATGCAACTTCCGCAAATTTAACTATAACACTACCAAACGCAAGTTTATTAAGCGGTTATTCTGTAACGGTAAAACTAACAGCTTCAACGGCTAACAGTGTAACAATAACAGGAAATGCTAATATAGATGGAGCAAGTACTTTAATATTAAGCGGTCAATATTCTAAATCAAAAATAACAAGTAACGCAACTCAATACTTTATACTATGAGATATTTAATCATTTTACTTTTTTCATTTTATTCATTTTCACAATCAGCTAGCGATCCACGATTGAGAGTAAGCGTTGCACCTAATTTAGTTTTATCAACTACTTTTCAAACAATTAATTTTAACGGTACTGAATCATTAAACGTAAATCTATTTGGAATACACCCTCCAACAAGTAAATTTTTATTTGATTACGATACTACAACAAGTTTGTTTAAATATTACGGTAATTACGATCAGGGTTTTTTTATATCATTTCAATTTAGGACAACTAGCACGGTACTGACCACAAGAGCAAGTTTACAATTACGTTTTGTGATTCCTGACGGAGTATCACCTGGAGTAGATTTATACTTTCCGTTTTCAGGGCAAGGCGATTATGTAGATTTAAGCGAAGTTACGTTGTTAGCGGTTGCTCAAAATAACGTGCCATTTGAACAAAACATTTATACAAACGCTGCATTAAGAACAAATGGATTTAAAATACAAGTAAGGATATCTAATCCTTTAGCAGGTATTGGTACTGTAACTTTAAATTACGCCTCATTAAGAATACAAGGAATTAATAAAAATTAACAAATAAATATAAACAAATGAAGGATTCAAATTTATTTTCTTTAGGATGGAAAGACGCTGCAAAAGGTCTATTAATGGCAGTATTAACACCCGTTTTTGTAGTGATTCAACAATCATTAAACGCAGGTACTTTAGTATTTGAATGGAATAGTATTTTAGTAGCAGCGTTAGCGGGTGGAGTTGCTTACTTAACTAAAAACTTTTTCACAGCACCACAAAAATAAGTTATTTACAAGGGGATGAAACACTCCCCTTTATTTTCATTTTATGCAAGTAAGTTTAGATATAATTGTAGCGTTATTAGGAGGAAGTTTTGTAGCAGTTCCATTAACATGGTACTTCGGGGGCAGGCAAAAGAACAACACCGATAGTGTTAAGGCTATGAGTGAAATGTACACATCTTTTCTAAATCAATATAAAGATAGAATGAATGAGGTTGTAGCTGAATTAGAAATAG